GCACAATGTGCATCCGGCCACGTTCTAAATTCGGTATCGGTCACAACACCGTCTTCATCAGCCAGCCCCGCGATAATGCGGAAGGCCGGGTTGCCCCAACGCGAAAGGTCGAGGCGTTCGATGCTGCGGATAAAGATGTCTGATTTGATTGGCTTGCCTATTTGAAAATCTCCATTGGCTTGCTCGGCGGGATACTGCCGGGTCATCGCCGGGCGTCCCGAAGATGACCCGGAAGCAGGGCCGAAGCCCTGCCGCCTGATGTTTCCACCCTGCCCCGCAGCCCGTCGCGTCACTGGCCGGTGACGGGTGCGAAGCAGGGGCCGATGCGCCAGCCGGATAACCGGGGGCGCTTGGTGCAATAGGGCGCTCGGCAGCGCCCGACCCCGAAGGGTCAGCCCGTGATGTGGGCAAAGCAGCCAGTGGAACCTTCAAGGGTTCAATTCAAATTCAAACAACGGGGGTCCGCCCCGCTGCCATGTTGTCAGCCCTGTTCGGTGGTGTGAGTCCTTAACGTCCAGTAGCGGGGTCGAAGCCCTGCCCTGTGTCGGGGTCTAGTCAGTATTGCGAACGCCCTGTGTGGGGAATGATTACCCTGACCTGTCCGGGGGTCTGCGAAGGGCCGCGCTCGGTACGGCTTGTGAAATCCTACAGCCGAGCGAAGCCGGACGATTTACCGTGTCCGGGGGTTCTAGCGTACACCTGACCAGTGACCGGTTCCGACCGGGTCAAACGTGCCGTGACGACAGTGACCATGTCCGAGGGGTCTGGTGACAACATGCTGGCAAAAAAGCATGTGGTGATATGAACGATGAGAAAAAGCGAACCGGAGCCAGCGCGCAGCCGGGAGCGGGGAGTATCGGGGGCGCGGAATGGCCATGCCAGTGCATAGCCTTAGGCCGCGCCGGGTCCGACTGCCGTCGCCCTAGCGTTGCGTGGGGTCACCCTTGCGGGTGCCGGTATGAACGATGTCAAATAGCGTGGGCCACGGGTGGCCCCGGCCCCTCACTGCCGAAGCAGGAGGGATGTCGAAAATATGTTTTACAATCTCAGAAATCAACACCCTTTGTCGAAAAAATGTTCGACAGGGTAAAATGCCGTTGTTTGCCAATGGTTTAATGTCGAATAAATTTTAGACAGGGGAATTAAAAGCCCGGCACGGGCGTGGAAATCGCGGCACTGACCGACAGCGAGGTGCTAAATTACAGGGGGAGCGGAAAGGAACAGAGACCCGCGACAGAAACAGAGATAGACGAGACAATGGCAAGTAAGAAGAACACGGCAGCGTCAGGGCTGACCGCCAAGCAGGAAGCGTTCTGTCAGGCGTATGTCGCCGGGGACGCCAAGGGCAGCGCCACAGCGGCGTACAGGGCAGCCTACGACGCCGAGGGCATGAAACCCGCCAGTATCCACCGGGAAGCCTGTGTGCTGATGGACCACCCAAAGGTATCCGCAAGGATTGAGCAGTTAAACGCTGATATCACCGCACAGCACCGCTTGCAGGGGGTCTCGCTCCGGCAGCGGGTGCAGGATGGGCTGCTTGCCGAGGCAATGACCGCCGAAAGCCCGGCGGCACGGGTCCGGGCGTGGGAACTCATTGGCAAGCTACAGGGTGTGGACGCCTTTGCAGCCGACAAGGTCGAGCAGCAGACGACGGTCACCAGCAAACAGGCCGAAAATGAGCTGCAGCAGGCGATTGCAGACGCCCTGTCTGACGATACGGTCATCCAACTGTTCACCAAGTAACTGAAAACATTGGATTGTGGTCCCGACACGCACGGGACACCTTTGCATCGTGGGCGCGCGCACACGCGAGGGGCCGCGCTCACCGGCGCACCGGCGTGGACCCGCTGGCGCACCCGCCCACCCGCGCGCACCCCCGCACCCCCCTGCACGCGCACACGCACACGCTCGCGTATACATGCTATTTCACAGCCACAATCCCCAAAAACTGGGGAAAAGCCCAAGGAATCCTGCGCCCTCGGGGGTAAATACCTGAAAAAGGGTAAGGAATCCTACCCCCCCGGATTTATTATACATATTTTCGAGTTGACTTTCTCTAAAATCAGAAATAACCTTTGCTAGCGAGTCAAGCATCGCACGCTGGAGAGGGGGGTCACCTGTGTATCTCCTTCCACCTCTAGAGAAAGGGTGACCCCTCATGTCCAGACTCATCTGGGAAGACGAATCCGGCGAGATACAGCTTGATGAAGAGCGGATGGGGGAGTGGTTTGCGATGGCAATCCACAATATCCAGCACTACGACATCGCCGAAGACGAGACAGCATGGATGCTTTTCCTTATGGGGGCCGAAACTGCGGTCAGGGGGAACCGAGGAGACACGCCATATGAGACGGAGGACTCGTAAACATGACCCGAAGGTCAGCACAGCCAGACAGAGGCTACAGTGCGCCGGTTGCGGAGAGTGGTTCGAGGCCCGTGATAACGACTGGGTCGCACTCGCGACAGGAGCCTACGTCCACTGGGGTGGTAGACGGGGGCAAAGTTGTCATGAAACCTACGGCAGAGCCTACAGAGACCAACTCGCAGCCGATGAGGCACGAAGCGTGGATGAGAAAAGCCGCGAAAGAGGCAGACAGGCTGCACAAAAAGTTGACCGAAAAGATGTCGAGTTCTTCTTCTGACCTAGTCCACAAGCCGTCCCACTACAATCAGTCGGGCATTGAGTGCATCGAAGCCATCCGGGCGGCTCTGGGGCCAGAGGGTTTCCGTGACTACTGTCAGGGCAACGCTATGAAGTACCTGTGGCGACACAAGTACAAGAACGGCAAGCAGGACATAGAGAAGGCGCAGGTCTACCTGAACTGGCTACATGAGGCGTATGACGACTAATGGAGTACAACTCAGATTTCAGGTTCGACCTTGCCCGTGGCCAGAAGGCTGAGAAGTGGTTGGGTGGTCTGCTGGAAGCTGACACGCTTGAGGTCAAGCGAGACTTCATCGCGCACAAGACCAAGCGCGTATACGTCGAATACGAGTGCAACGGCAAGCCGTCAGGCATCACCAAGACCGAAGCTGACTGGTGGGCCTTTGTTATGGACGACTGTGCCGTAATGATACCTACGGCAAAACTGAAAGAACTGGTGACCATCGCCGTTGAAAAGGGGCGGTATCGCCGAGGCGGGGATGGCAATCGTTCCGTAGGTGCGCTGATAGAACTGAAGGACTTGGTTGAGTACCTGAAACTCCCCCCATCAACCATTGAGGAGTCAACATGAGTAAGTTTGATTATGAGAATAACAGGGAAGCTGTTCTAGAGGCCATCAGCGAGAAGATGTTGGCCGAATGCCGTATTCACCGCAGGAACATTGAGATGATGTGTGACAACCCGGTTGGCATCGGGGACCACGGCAACATCGTTGAGACAATCATGAGTGAATTAGAAAAGTACGAAAGAGCTAATTCGCTAATGGTGACGGCTTCGGAAATGATTGATGAATATACACAGGTGAAGGTTTGATGGATTTTCAGAATTATCAATCAAAGGCGCGAGAGACAGCTATCTACCCGCGCGAATACTCCGTCCTCTACCCTACCTTGGGCCTTTGTGGTGAGGCTGGGGAGGTTGCCGAGAAGATTAAGAAGGTCATCCGCGACAAGGGCGGGGAGTTTGACGAGACCGACCGGATGAACATCCGCAAGGAACTGGGTGATGTCCTTTGGTATATGGCCCAGATTTGCTCCGACCTCGACCTACGGTTGGAATCCATCGCCATAGCCAACGTGGAGAAGCTGCGGCTTCGCAAGCAGAACGGCACCCTGTCCGGTTCAGGTGACGACAGGTGACGGACCTAATATTCAGAGCGTGGAATGGCGTCATGGATAGCAGCCTCAATCCCTTGAGGCACATCCCCGACCTGAACACCCGCCACCTTGTCATGCAAATCCTTGCGTGGATGTGGTGTATAATATTTTCCATGTCGGTTGGTTCTGTGGTGGTGTTCGGCATCAGCGCGCTTGCTCACGCGCTCCTGCTGGCTGGGATTTTCATCACGCTGGCTACATTTGAAACTGCCAAGCGCAGGCCACATTACTTCGGCGGCTTGGGAAGGGGTAGCGGCGGTGAGCATCATTAAGTCCATCCTGACGTGCTGGATGGAGAAAGACCCGGCAAAAGACCCATTCATGGACAACGTCATACGCCTCGCCTGCATGGTCTGCCTTGCGTTGATGATTTATCATTCTGTGGTTGGTGTCATTGCCCGGTGGACATAAGCCATAAATATAGGCGCTTGGCCACCTGTGCGTGATAATTTGTAGGTGTGGCGTATAACATCCCACATCGGTGACAATGGAAGCATCCGCACAAGAACTCCTTAAAAACATTGATAAGCTGCCTGCCCAGCACTACGAGGCTCTGACAAAAGCCTTAGCCAAGTGGCATGAGGCGAAGCAGCATGAGAAGGCGAAGACCAGCTTCCTAGACTTTGTGAAAGTCGTATGGCCCTCCTTTATAGAGGGGCCGCATCACCGCATCATGGCTGACAAGTTTCAGAAGGTAGCCGATGGTGAGTTGAAGCGTATCATCATCA